TATTCCACATCTTTTTCAGATATAAAAAGAGGTTGAGAAGATTCTATCATAATTTCTGCACCCTTTTTAGTTTTATAATAAGTATCTCTAGTATAATTTTTAGTAGGTTCATAAATCTTAAAATCATGTCTACTTTTAATTAATCCTAAACTAGCTTTATTATCTCTATCTACAGAATAGCATAAAGCATTGAATTCAGATTGACCGTTAAACCACTGTATAGCTTTATTTAATAATAATTTAGATATTCCTTGACCTCTATGCTCAGGATCAACTACTATACCTATCCATACACCATCTTTTAAAGGTTCAAGAACTTTTTCTCCTTTACATGTCATAGATAATTCTACAAATCCTACAGGCTCATTATCTATATAATGAAAATATCTATATATAGTATTTATACTTTCTCCAGAAGTTCCAAAACTAAAAAACTTTTTATCTTCTTTAGTTAATTTTTTGCATACATTTAAAGCATCTTTATATGTACCATTACTTTCAACTTTTCTAGGTTTATGATAACATTGTTTTTCAACAGATTCATTAAGAGGAATTTCAAATGATAATTGAGTTTTAGTTTCATTAGTTTTCTTACTACCTTCATAATTATTTATAAGATTAAAAGAACCTTTGTTTTCTTTATCCAATCTATAGATTACTTTTTTATATCCCATTTCTTTTAATTTAATACAGCAATTAGTTAGCATCTTTTTAGCTATACCTTTTCCTCTATACTGTGAAGAAACTGCTAGAATAACAAAAGCGACAGTATCTGAAATTCCATTGTATTTATAAGCATCTATAAATCCTATGGGTTTATTGTTTATTTTTTCAATATATCTATATATTTTATATGGACTATCTATAAACTTTCCTCTTGGAGATACTAATATCTTTTCATCATCAGATAAATTATCATACACTTTCTTTGCTAATTCATAATCTGTAGATTCATGAACTCTACTAATAGTTTTAGTAGTCTCAGGATCATCTATCATTTGCATCTTGAGTTCATATATAATGCCAATTAATTGGTCAAATTCATTATTAGTTAATCTGAGATAATTGTATTCTCCTTTATTGGTAATAACTTTCTCTTTTTCAATCTGCTTCTCTCTATAAGAGACCATCTCTCTATTGTTCTTAAAGTCTCCACCATCTTTTACATCAATTACAAGATTATATGGAATTATCATAGCATCTGTAATCCATACATGTTTTTCACCCCTATACTCATACTCTATAGTAGGTCCAGGCATCATTATATCGTCTGGATCCATGTTTAACATAAGATCACAGAATTCTAAGAACTTCTTTTCATAACTACCAACAAACTGTTTGATCTTACCGTTTCTAAATGTATATACACCAGATATACTGCGATTTCTTAGCATCTTTTCTTGTTGATTCATATCATTTAATATATTATAAGTACCATATACTTTTAACATATTCTTTTTATATGAATCTCTTAATTTATCTTTACATTCTCTTCTATTACATAATCTATTATATTTATAAGTCTTCTCATTCCATTCAGTCTCACCTTTACATATAACACATGTTCCTTTTATATTATAAGGTCTTTTATGAATAGAATGAAATAATACTCTAGCAGCACTAAACCCTTCAGGAATCATATCTGTATGCTTTTTATCTATATGATTTATAAGTTTTTCTTTTGTATCATGAACACTACAGAATGGACATTTAAATCTCTTATTTGGGTTCATACTAATAAAACCTCCTTACTATGATTACTTGAATGTTCAGGAACATAATAAATTTACAAAAAAAATATATGGAGTCTCATATGAGACTCCATATATTTCACTCCTGGTTTTTGTTATTATCTTGGTTCATGGTTCATTCTTCGAAGATGTTGTGATCACTTATTTTGATTCGTTCTGCGTTTATGTTATTATCTGCTGGTTTGACTTACTCATTATGAATGTATCAATCTTTGTGTGTGGCTCGTTCTCAATTCATGTTGTTATCTGTCGCATTGACTCAATCATCTTTTATGTAATTATCAGCATATATGGTTCATTCATGCTCGATGTTTTAATCCTCTACTCTGATTCATTCACCTCGTTTCTGTTTAATCAGTAGTTTTGATTCATTCTGACTTCTTGTTGTAATCCTGGATGATGGATAAGTTTACATCAATCAGTATAAGGTCAACTTAATTGATTACTAATTGGTTTACGATCTTCATTCGATTCTATTTCCTCGATGTTTAGATACATGTCTTTTAAAATTTCTAAACCTTTCTTTTCTTCATCCATAATATTCACTTCCTTAATATTAATATAATAAACTTTTAGTTTACTTTCATTATTATATTATATAATTATAAATAGATTTATATAATCTCAACTTTATAATAATTGATTTGTATCTTTTTAGAAAGGGGTGATTATATGCCTACTTTACCAGATCAAAAATATACTGAAATAAGAAATAAATATTCTCAGTTTACTGAGCATATTTTAGATATAGATGAATTTACTAAACCTAAAGTTTATAATGGTCCAAAAGCTGTTGTACAAAAGATTATAAATCTAATTTTACTTAAACCTGGTACATATCCTACTAGACCATATATGGGTGTAGGATTAATAGAAAAATACAGATATTCATTTACAGATGAAAAAGAAACTTTACAAGCAGACATCAATAATCAAATTCAAACTTATTTACCTGAATTTTCTAATGTAAGAGTAGAATTAGATACTAGTAATGAATTGGAAAAGGAATTAATTATAAACATAGTAGTAGACAAGTCAGTTTATACAATAACTTTGGATTCTGATAGAAAAACTTTAAAATGGTTAATTTATGGAGACTAATTTTTAAGGAGGAATTATTTTATGGATAGTGTTAAAGAAATCAGTCTTAATGATATTTTGAGTGCAAAGGCTTCTAAAGATATGGCTAAAAAAGCTGATAATATAGGAGCTAGAGTAAACAATTCTTCTAGTAGACGTATAGTAGAAGATATTACTGAAATAGCACCTATGAAACAAGAGCCTAATCCACAAGAAGAATTTGAAAATCATTATTATAATTTAATGGATAATGCTATTGAAAGAACTAAGCAGTCTATGTATGAAGAAAGAATTAAACCTTGGCAAGATAAATGCAAAGAATTAGCATTAGAATCTGAATTAAATGGTGAATCAGAGCCTGTAGAATTATCTAATATGGTAACTCCTAATACTAATCCTTCACCTGCAGCTGCTCCTGTAATGCCTACTCCTACACAAGTTAAAGAAGAAACTATAACTGAAGGAGATATAACTTATAGAATTCGTTCTGATGCAGAAGCTCCTAAAGTTACTTCTGATGATTTAGCTAAAGATATGGAAAAAGGTCAAGAAATAGAATTAGATATGGATGATTTTGATGATGATCTTTCTATTAAAGAAGAAAAAGCATCTGATAATTTAGATGATAATGAAGAACCTGATCCTGATGAAGAAGCTAAAAGAATAGAAGAAGAAGCTAATCAGAAACGTTTATTAGAACAATTAAGAGGAGAGCTTAATCAGCATCTTTCTTTTGAAAAAGTAAATTTAAGTGAATATTCTGTAAACAACGGTAAGATTAATATTAATGCTACAATGAATCGTATCGCTAAAGATACTGATGTATTCACAAGAACTCAGTCTGTTCCTTTATTTGATACAGGTCGTATGATTAGTTTTACTCCTTTATCTGGTTCAGATATTGTAAAACTTAGTACAGATCAATATGACTCTAGATTAGAAACTCTGCGTAAAACTTATAGTGTAATGTATACACATGATGCATCTATTGATAAAAATAAAGTTAGCTTTACTACATGGATGAAAACTATTTCAGCTGGAGATCTTTATCAATTATACTTTGGTCTTTATAAAGCTACATTTGCTGGATCAAATTATATCGCTTATAAGTGTCCTGAATGTGATAATTTCTTCATGGTACATAAAGAAATCACAGATATGTATTCTATTAGTAAAGATGCTACAGATGAACAAAAAGCAAGACTTAAAGATATAGAAGAACATAGTGAAGTTGAAGATAATATTAAGACTAGAGCAGAAATGTTCCAAGTATCTGAAAACTTTGTTATTCTTATTCATCCTAAGACTTTATATAATACATTAGAACTTGAATATCTTGATAATAAATTTAGAGACAAATATTCTGCTATTTTGAATCCTATGCAATATATTGAAAAAGTATTTTATATTGATAAAGCTAGAAAGAGTTTAATCCCTGTAGATATGCATCCTGATAAAGATAGCATTGTTAAGACTATTAAGAATAAGTGTGTTATTATTCATAAATTAATTTCTGCTATTACTGTAGAGCAATATTCTATTTTAACTGGTAAATTAGCTTTATTTAATTATAGAGAAATAGAAGCTACTAATTTATTTAACTATCATATTCCTGAACAAGTTTGTACAGAAACTCACACTAAAGAAAATGATCCTAAGAAGGGACAGAAATGTACTTATAAATTCAAAGAAGAAGAAATGACACCATATGCTATGCTTTTTACACGTCATCAGTTATACATCAACACGACCTTGACAATTTAATTATATCATTAGCTTCTGTTTATAGACATGGATTTGATATGATTAAAGCTAGTCAAGTATCTATGGGCTTTCTGAGATCATTATATTATGAACAAGTACAGAAAAGTATAGCTGATGCTAAAAAAGAGCGAGCCCGACAAGTAACAGAACAAGCTAGACAAGATAAACAAAGAGATTTAGCTTTACGTCGTCAAATCTCTGCTTCTAGAAATAAAAGACATATAAAACCTGTTGAAATAGATAGACCTCAACAACCTCAAAGAAGGTCTATGAATAATAAACCTCCAGCTAATATATCTGCTGAAGATTTTGTTGAAGCTTTAGAAGAAATGGAGTAATTAGTTATGAATATTCCCGAGTATGCTAAGATAGTCAAAGTTGCAAAAAAGAATACAACTACTATCTTAGGAGAGCATTTTGATACTAATATATTACTCTATGAAATTCTAAATATTTTTGGAATATCTGGAGAAACACATAGTATCACAATAGACACTTCACATACATCAATGGGGATAATCAAATATAGAATTAAACCACTTAATGAAGAAACAAATATGAATAATTTAAAAGAAATATATAATAATACTATTTTATCTTTATTTGGAAAGACATTTATATCTACGACCAAGATATCAAATAATGTATTAACTATAACAATGTATGAAAAATGAAATTGATGGAGAAGTAACCCAGCGGTTTGCACCGCTGGGTTTTGTTTTAATGCAAATAAAGATATCTATTGACATCTCTTTTGTTTTCAATTGCACTGGTTATCTCTTCTACTGCAGTTTTCTGCTGACCGCTGGCGACCAAATAAGCCGCCAATTTCCTGGCTAATACATAGCGCCCAGAATTTTGCCACCGCTTTTTGGCTTTAGCGGTTTCTCGCAAATGCCCAGTTTTATCAAACTGTTTATGCATTCTTGCGGTTCTTCTCCATACTTTAGATACTCCGCAATAGTATCCAAAGTTTAAATCAAGCCCCATTTCAAAAGCCTTGATCAACAGTTTTCTGATTTTTTCTTTCATGCTATACCTTCCTTTCTATAAAAGGCATTAAATTTTACTTCTTTCTTCAACATGGTTGAGAGGGAAGTCGGCCTGGAGAGAGGTTGACGAAAGGAAGTAATAAGAAAATCAACTCTCTTTACTTCCCTCTCACACTTATATTATACAATTGTAATTTATTAGGTTTACATTCTAATAATATCATGAAAGGAGTATTATATATGAAAGAACAAAAACGCTTCTTTACAATAGATCCAATGGATATAGATAAATTTATTGAATATAATGAATGTAAGCCTATTACTAACGCTATATTCTTTGATGCTTCTGGTAGTCCTACTTCTGATGGATTATTATCTAATCATATATTTGGTATTACTATGAAAGACAGATCTAATACATTTGGATATATACATTTAGGTGGAGAAAGATTTATTCATCCTTTATATTATCAAACATGGAAAACTCTTGATAGGAACGTAGTAAAATGCATTCATGGTACATCTAATTTTATTATAGATAAAGATGGTTACATGGTAGAATCTGAAGAAGGTGAAACTGGTATAGGATTTTTATATAAAAATATCAATCGTATTAAGTGGAAACCTTCTGAATCTACTACAAGAAAAATAGATATAGAGTTTATGGAAAAATATAAGAAAATAGCATTTATTCAAAATTTTTTAGTTATTCCTGCTTATTATAGAGACGTATCTACTACAGAAAGATATGTCGGAGTAGGAGACATTAATAAACTTTATGCTCAACTTATAATGTCTGTAAAGAGTCTTACTGAATTAGATAAATATGGAATATCATTATATGATGCTAATAAAGGAAGAATTCAAGAAATTATTAATCATATTTTTGAATATTTAACTCAAGGTAAAATAGAAAAAGAAAGATCTGGAACTGGTATATCAGGTAAATCTGGTTTATTATTTGCTGGTGGTAATTCAAAGACTACTGATTATTCTTCTAGAATGGTTATTGTAGCTCCTCAATTAAAAGTAGAATCTATTGATGATCTTATGGTAGATGAAGATCATGCTGCATTACCTATGGCATCTGTTATAGTTAACTATTTTCCATATATTTTATCATATCTTAAGAAATTTTTTGAAAATGAATATGTTAATAATTCTATTAGAACAGTAATAGATCCTGTTACTAAAAAAGAAGAAAAAGTTAAACTTAAAGATGCTCGTATAGCTTTTCCAGATGATAAGATAAAAGAAGAAATGGATAGATTTGTTCATGGTATAGCAGATAGATTTAGACCTATATTATTACCAACAGAAGATAGAAGAAGACCATATGCTGAAATTAGATTTTTAGGAAAAACTATAACTAAAGAACAATTATTAGATCCGACAAAGATAACTGCTGATTCATTAGTTGGTATAGCTGATAGACCTATGACATGGTGTGATCTTTTATATATGGCATGTGTAGATGTATCTAAAGATAAATATGTTCTTATAACGAGATATCCTATAGATAGTTGTTATAACCAATATCCTATAGGAATAAATGTAAATAGTACTATAAAAACAGAACCAGTGTTGATTAATGGAAAAATATATAAATGGTATCCATATATAAGAAAAGAAGATATTGGTACAAATACTACTAATTCATTTGTAGATACTTGTATGCTTCCTAATACCTCATTGGCATTTATAAAAGGTGACTATAGACGAAAGTTATGGTAAACATTGTAGTCACGTTAATAAACCTTCTTAATTGCGGGGAAGAGTGTTAATCATTGTAGTAACCAAGTTAGAGTGGTGACACATCTAATGGCGATTAGTAACGGAATCGGTATGGTAAAATCACTACAGATTGCTTTATCAAACGCAGCGAAGCTTCTACATAAGATAGAAGAACGTTCACAGACTATCGAAAGCTAACCAAAATAAGGTAGATTGAGATATCTACACGAAGCGAGTAGAGTAGGGAAACCGAAAGAGAAGGCTGTGTAAACACAGATAATATAGTCGAAAAACCATAAAATTTTGGATGGGGATACCGTAACTAGTAAATCTCTTTATTCAATAGAAGCTAATAATGAATTAAAAAATCAATTAAATTCTAAAAGACATTATATATCGTTTGGTGGATTAAATATTGCATCTACTAGTAATGAAGGTATGGAATGTTTGTATAATTTAACTATGAATCTTATTGAAGATGAAAAGAAGTTTACAGATCCTATATTCTAAAATATACCCCTAGCTATATAGCTAGGGGTATATAAATTATCAAAAATTAAAAATAGTTATATATTATAATAATGAGTATTTAAGGAGGTAATTTTATGGATAGAAAATCTTTAACTATTACAGATATTTTAAAATTTTTGGAGAATCATAAAATAGATAAAGAGAGTGTAACTATAAGTATTAAACATGGTGAAAGTATTACACCTGTATACTTAGACCAATTTTCTTTGAATATTAAAAAAGAAATTAAAGTAAATGATATTAATGATTTTAATACTAAATATGAAATAATTTTAGATATGGAAAATACTAATTGGATAAAACAAATGTTTGTAGAAGAAGATAAATATGATGAAGAACATGGATATGGATATTGTGAAGATGATACTGATGTAGATAATAAAAATATAGAAAGAGAACCTAATTTATTTGATGGAGAAGAATATATTAAATATTCAGAAGAGTGCTAAGAAAGGATAATAACTATGAATGCAGTATCTTTATTTGATGACTCATTTAAATCTATATTGATTAATAGCATTAATACAAAATATCTTTCTAATTATGGATATGCAAAACGTTATTCTTATATGGAAGATAATGTATTACAAATACTTAAAAAATATAAAATTTTAGATAATGATAATGTTAGAATTATGAAAGTTTATACTATTGATAAAACAAATAATATTTGGTTTATTGGTTATAAAAATTACGACATTATACAACATCAATTTCATGATGATACTATTAAACTTCCACCTGATAAAATTTATATTGGAAAATCTATAACTCCTACTCCTGTTGGAGAATGTGGGACTACAGATTATACTAATATTATATTTAATACTGCAATTCTTAGTTCTTTAAATAAACCAAATGGTTCATTTTATGAAATAATGAATTATTGGTCTGATATTCTTAAGGGATATGTAGAAGCTTGTGGAGATGAAGAATTATATAATAAGAAATATAAAAATACTTTTTTATTCGATAAATATATTTTCGATAGAATGGATTATATTTTTGCAGCTTCTGCATATCATTTTTATACTATTCTTCATAGTAAAAGTGTTGCAGATACTATATTACCTAATATAGAATATACTTTTGAAAAAGAGCAAAATTCTATCTATGATATGTGTGGATTAGATATGAATAAATTTGAAAACTTTGTTGATAAAGTTAAGTATTATCTTGGAAAAAGATAAATTTAGCCCAGCTCTCATATGAGAGCTGGGTATCTTATTTTTAAATTTATTGTTCACATTTAAGAAAAGGAGGTTTATCATGAGAATTCTTAGATTAGAATTAGAAAATTATATTGGAATATATAATGGTTCTGGTATTCATAATTTAGTTATAGATTTTAGTAAATGCCAAAATAAGATAACTGTAATAAGAGGATCTAACGGATCTGGTAAATCTAGTTTATTTAAAACTATCCATCCTTTTTCAGATTCAAATTATTATTTAATTCCTGGAATGGATGCTAGTAAAAGAATTATATATGAAGTAGATAATTCTACTATTTTAGATATTAGATACTATTATCCAGATGCTAGAAAAGGTGATGGAAGTAGAAAGACTACTATATGTGAAGTTTATTTAAATGGTGTTGATATTAATGCTAGTAAAAATGTAACTTCAGGAAAAGATATTATTTGTGATATTTTAGATATAGATTCTGGGTTTCTTACTTTAGGTCAATTATCTTCTGAAGATAAAGGTTTAGTAGATAAGAAACCATCTGAACGTAAAAGGTTTATTAATACTAAATTAGCCGAATTAGATGTATATAATGATATCTATAAGAAGATAATGAAGAAATCTATTGAACTTAAAGGTGTGATAGATTCTTTATCTAATGATATTAATAATATTGGTGATATAAATACTATTCAATCTAATATCTATTTATGGGAAGGTCAATTAGAGAAACTTGAAGAAGCCAAACTTACTATGATTAGAGACATGGCTGAAATGAATCTTCGCATGAATGATATTTTTAGTCCTGATACAAATCCTGATCAAGAAAATATTAGACTTCAAGCAGAATTAAATACAATAAAACAAGAAATAGATCAATACAAAGATTGCCTAGAATGTTCTGAAGATGAATTAAATAATCAAATTAGATATAAAGAAAAGATTGAAAGTATTATAGATGTAATGCTTAAAGATCAATCTAAACTTGCTAGTAGACTAAGTGACATTAATACTAAGATTATAGATTTAAAATCTAGAATTCAAGCTACTGGAGACATAACTTTATTATCTAAATATAAAACTCGTATTAATGAACTCAAACAAATTAAAGAAGAATTTGAAAAAACTTGTAAAGAACACGGATTTTTAAGATATGAAGATATTAGCGTAGATGAATATGATTATAATATTAAGACTTATAAAATGATATCTAATTTAGAGCAAGATATTAAAATAACTTATTCTGTTGATGAAATAGAAGAAGCTATAAATATATTTGCTGGATTAGAAGATTTAGAAAATGAATCAGATCTTCAAAAAGCCATAGATGATATGACAGATTCACTTAATGATTTATCTCAACTTATAAATCATCAGAATTTTTATAAAGAACAATCTAAAGGTGTTAATAATATTCCAAAAGATTGTACTCTTAAAACAGAATGTCCTTTTGTAAAGAATATAGTTGAAGCTAGTAGAAAAGTATTAACACCTCAAGAAGAACAAAATATATTAAATCATGCTGAACAATATTCTAAAGATATTAAGAGTGCTAAAAGTAGATTGGCAGCTGTTAGAAATATAACTAAATGTATATCATCTATACATAATCTTTATAATCTAGAATCAGCATCAAAAAATACATTATTGAAATTCTGTACATCTATGCCTAAAGATATAGAAGATGATTTAGATATGATTAGATCATCTCTTTTAGGAAGATCGTGGTTTGATTTTAATTGGAATTATTATTATGATATATCTAATTCATTTATAGTATATAAATCATACCAAGCAGATATAGATAAGTTAGAAGAACAGTATTCTAAACTTTCTAAAAGCGAAGAGTTGTTATTATATATGAATAAACAACTTCAAGATATAATGAATGAAAAGATAACTGTAGATAAAGAATATCGTTCTATTAGTAATGAAATTGATAGTTATAAAATTGAATTGAATAATACGATTAATTTTA